CAGAACCGTTATCTCCACCAGCTCCGCCACCTCCTGAGCCCCAATGTCCCCAAGGTGCATCTCCACCTATATTATTAACAACACCGCCTGCACCACCTTCTCCGAATTCTGTACCTCCACCTGCAAAACCAGCAGAAGTTCCGTTACTGTTTGCTATAAATCCTCCAGCTCCGCCTGTCGCAATTGCCGCAGCAAGATAATTTCCAGAAGGAACATTTACAGTTCCTATATTACCATTTGTCACGTATAGATTATATGTTGCTTCTGACATAATACCAGAGCTTCGACCTTGATTGGTTCTTCCAGATCCAGAACCATCTGCAAAGCCGTTACCTCCACCGCCTCCACCACCGTATGCTAATATTGCAAACTGAACTGAGGCTCTTGCACTATAAAAATCTCCTACCGATATTTCACCGTTTGTAGGAATGTTTTGATTATATGAGTTGTTAGATACATTATCACCACCACGATAATATTCGTTTAAACTATGAGGTTCGGTACCTCCAAATTCATCAACAATATCTTGTATCGATAAAGTGCCAGAAGCCTTGATAGCCATATTATTTGCCTACTTTTTCAGTTAATTCCTTAATGGCTTCGATTAGTAGACCAACCAGATTTCCGTGCCTTACAGCATAAACTGTTTCTTTTGTATTTGGGTCTTCTATTTCGTAGACAATACCTGGAACAACATCTTTAATTTCTTGAGCCATAACACCGCTCATTTGTGTATCATCACCTTTATAATTAAACAAGTAGCCGCCTAATTGTTGTACTTTTTCTAAAGCATTATCAATTGGTGTAATGTTTTCTTTCATTGTGATATCTGATACAGTGCCATAAGCAGTAATATTACCAGTTGCAACAACAGAACCATTAACACTAACGCCACCGAATGTAACATCTGAAGTTGTAGCTACTGTTTGACCAATAGAAAATTCTCCTGTAGATGAGTCGTAAGACATACCAGTTCCTGCTGAAAGCGAGGATCTAGCTCTAGTATCAGTATACCATAAATTTGTTGGTCCACCTAAATTGTCAGGCTTTTCAGCTAGCGCGTCTGTATAATGGTTTGTTAAACTTGATACAGTACCTTGAACGTTACCTGTAAATTGAGCTACACCAGCAGCAGTACCATTTCCGTTTTCGAATACTTTAGTCGAACCGTTTGAAGCGTAAATATCACCAACATGATCACCAGTAAATGTTCCGCCAGTTGCAGTAACAAATGATATAGTATTTGCACTTACATTTCCTGTAAAAGTACCGTCAAGATCAATATCTCCTGTTATATTTGTACTTCCTGATACGTTTAAATTAATAATATCTAAGGTACCTGCAGTCGATAATTTAAATTTAACATCACCAGAACCAGTATCGATAACGAAATCACCGTCACTAGAGTTATTAATGCCCATATCCCAAGATAATGTTCCATCTGTATATCTAGTTTGTGCTCCAGTATTAAAATTAAATATAGCAACTTGTTTAGAACTACCGTTTATTTTTATTGGTGAGTTTAGATCAATTCTGTTATTGCTAGAAAAAGATTCAATAGTATCTGATTTTAACAATGTATCGGCAAATATATTATTTGCTGTAAAGTCACCGGCTAATGAAGCATCTCCAGTTGTAGAATCTCCTAACGCTGTTGCTGTTATAACGGATGATCGCATAAGATCTACCATCTCGTTGGTTTTATCAAACCAATTTTGAAATGTTTGTGTAGTGGTAATGTTTTGAATATTAGGTTTTGCCATCTCTACTTCTCTATCTTATCTAGTCTATCTGTAACTTGTAATAATAGACTTTTAATATCATCAATTTCTTTGCTTAGGTTATTTACTTTTCTATGCAATGCTCGTTCTTGCTTATATTTATTTAAAGCCGCGGCATCGGTATTTAAAATTGCTCGCGTTTTGTCCCTAATTAACCCCTGATTTATCATGTCAAAGCTAACGCTCTCATATCCCTAAGAGTTGGTACTTTTGCAATATCTGGTGAAAGCATATCTATACGTATAGCAAACTTTCTATATCCTAAGAAAGTTCCACCTGTACTTGTATATTCTATAACTCCGCCATTTTGATTTGCAGCTTTAACTCTATATTTGATTTCTCTATAATCTTGTAAATTAAGATCTGAGCTAAATGAACTTCCACCTTCAAATGCTTCTAACTCCATCCAAGGTATACTTGCAAATGATGCTGAGTCATATACATTCTGCGGTTTAATATAAACTTTAATATCAGAACCAGATGGTTTATACGCAGTTATAACAACTTCCATATCTTCAGCGTCTAAGTCTTCTGCCAATTCAATTGTTTTACTAATATATTTAGAAGTAGTATCAGCAGTATTTGTAACTCTATATTGATATGCAAGTAAAGAAGATGTTTCTAAATCAATAACGGGCGAAGTAGTTTCAGAAGATCCGTTTGCCATATCTACCACAATTTCAAATGGTTTCGATAAAGCGATATCGTTTGATCTTGAAAATACTGTAACACCCTTCTTATTAAAAGTGTTCTTAGCACCAAATTGCATTGGCAACGCATAACTAGTTGAAGTATTAGCAGGGTCAGTTACAACACTGCGTAATCCTGTGCTAGTGGTAGAATCATTTGTTTTCATAATTAAAGGCTGCACATAACTTAGATTAATATTATCTACTGAACCGATCGTTCCTTCTATCGTACTTCTTAAACCTGTAATAGTTTGACCAGCTAAGAACTTTTTAGAATTAGTAGCAGAACTTTTTACAAGATGCATTATACTTCTTTCTAAAGGATTATAATGCGATATAGTACCAGCTATGATAGGTGTACCTACAGTACCAGCTCCAGCTTGATAAGATATTTTCTTAGTCGCAGTCATTTCTGTTGAACTATCAACACTTGCGATTTCAAATATTTCTTTATTTACTCCAGAAGTGATAAGAATTCTATCACCAGCTGCGTAAGTATCTCCTAAAGCTGTACCACTTATAACATTAGTTCCTGAAATCATTGTTACAGATGCGCTTGTCGAACCTGAAAGAGCAAGAGCAGTATATACTTCTTCTCCATCACTAAATCTTCCAGTCCAATCAGATAACGTAAAGAATTCATGATCGTCATTAGTCATAGTAACTGCACCGGTTGCAGAGTTAAATTTATGTCTATAAATCGTGAACTTAAGATCTTCGTCTTGGTAAGATTTCCAAGCCATGTTATTTGTTGATGAGAATAGAACTCCATCACCCCAGTCTTGAACAACAGCTTGTCCTTGCGTTGCACCAGGCGTTAAGTCCGTACCACCAACTTTTGATGTAAATGTTAGATAGTTTGGATCGTTAGCATCTGGCATGATAACAATAGCGTATTCTTTTTCTATATCTAATCTTACAGGCGCATCGAAATCTATGGTTGTTACTGCGCTAGCATCATCTGAAACATTAACTGCACTTGCTTGTAAATGTATTTTAGAGAAAGGTAAGATTGCAGATGATGGATAACCGTTTACTACTTCTCTTAACATTACAGTAATGCCGTTAACTTCAGATTTACGCTTAAAGTATAAATCAAGCTTTGAAGCAAAGATTGAGTTTGCTCCTCTACCCATACCGCTTTTAACAAAGAACGTTTGAGCTAAAGGATCGATATTAAATGGTCGACCAGCAACGCTTCTCGTAGTTACAGTCGATGTAATATCGAATTCTGGTACTCTAGTAGAAGTTGTTAAACTGCTTTTTTCTATAGAGATATTATAAGCGTGATAATCCATAGATGCGCGAGAAGTAGATGCAGATTTAATATCACCGAATGTACTACTATCTGCAACAGTCAGTGTTCTTTCTCCTACGAAGAATGTATTGCCTGGTAATTCGAATACCGCTCTTAAGATACCATTTGAATCTGTACTAATTTCAGTACTGGACAAGGCACCGAACGGTTGAACATCACGTGCTGTTGTAGAGTCAGGATCGCCTGCTCTTACTTTATCAGTAACTGCAACACCGTCAAAATAGAAATAATGCGGTGTGTCTGGTCTTAAACCAGCAATAAATATTTTAATATCTCTTGCTCTCATGAATGGTGAGAATTGGAAATCTGATACAAAGTCACCTACTGTATTGTTAACTGGAACAGAATTAGGATCAATACCTAAAGTATTAGTTGTATCTGTAAAATCAGTTACTGTCTGCCAAGTACGACCTCCAAGATGGCTCGTAACTGAACCGGTATTTACGGCTGTAGTTTGAGTCAAAGGAATAAATGTTTGTAAATTTTCTATAAAGTCTGTGAATGGTGTTACTAAATCTATATCAAGAGTAACTGGATTCGATGTAGTATCGTGTGCCATATCGTGGCTAGGTGATAATTGACCAGTTCCGTTATAAGACCAATAGTTACTTACTAAGTTTCTAAAGTTGGTACCGTATGGTTGCCCAACGATTTTTGCATGATCATTTCTGCCTAATGTAGCTATCTCGGCATCAGAAGTTGATGGGAAGATACTAGATCCTGTTGCTGATTTATATTTTAAATCCAGAGGGAATGTAGTTAAACTTGGAGATAAAATGCTGTCATCTTTTTGAATAGCAGCAGAGAATGTTGCATCCTGCAAGTTAGAAATATTTGTATCATTAAAAGGATCTACTAAGAAACCGTTTTTAAATCTTGTTAAACCGTTTTCATCAGTCACAACCATATTTTGTGTACTTTGCTCTAATTGGTTTAAACTTACATAATATTCTAGATTTTTAATACGCTTATCAAAGCCAGAAATATCTTTCATAGTATAATTTCTGACACCAGAAGCTTTAGTCTTTACTGCGTAATAATCTTTATTTTGATCTATCGCCTCTTTGGGTGAAAGCGCAGGAAAACCAGGTACTGTTACTTGTGTTATAACTAATTGATCAGCACCGACTTTTGGTGGAACGGGAGATGCTGTTTCCGTACCTTTAATCGTAGCTACTTTACCAAACGAATCGATTGTAACCATGTCAATTCTTGATAGATAATGCTCTATATCAGAAGTTAAACTTCCGTTTATTGCTGGAATTTGAAAAGTATAATCTGAGAACGTAGGTTGTTGATCTCCTACGCCGTTTGTAACTACTCCAGCCGAAGCTTCAACTGAAGCTGTATAACTTGCTCCACCATCTTTATCTCTATAAGGTCTAAAATCAACGCATTCCCTTAATCTATAAACTCTTCCGGTGTCTGATGTATAAACAGGTATTTGTGTTGAACGAACATAGCCAGAAGGAAGATTAACTGATACATCATCTACTGGATAAGAGTTAATTGCGAAGAAATATTTTCCAGTCGCATTACTTGGTTTAAATACTTTTAAATTAACAGATATCGTACCAGCTGTAGGCAAAGGTCTGCCAGGAATAACTTCTAAATATGAATGATCATAAAAGTTATCTTTTTGGTTTGTAACCAATCTGAAGCTATCTTTGTAGTCAACGTTTGAACTATCTTCAATAGTTAAGATTTCATATACGTCTGGCAACCCAAGATTATACTGAGTTGTGCCGTTATTCCAAATAAATTTAGTCCATGTATCGACGGATTGTTTGTTATAAGGCGTTACATTTAATTCTCTTTTATTAAAATAAAGAGTTCCAGCAGGATCTGAGTTAGCTGCGGGATCTAAATTAACCGTTAAAATCGAGTTGTTAACAGACATTGTATAACTTAAAATAGGAATAACTGTATTAGAAGCATCTACAAATACCATATCTGAGTTGTCGACACCGAAGTCTGCTCCAACGATAGGTCCTATTGTAATCACATCATTCGTTACACTTACTGAACTATCTTGTGCTCTTACAGGTAAAGAAATATCAGTTAACTCTTTTAAGCTTTTTGTTCCAGTATTAAATACTAGAGGAGATTTGTTTGTCTGTTTAAGTTTTGATCCAGCTGCAATCGTAATAACACCAGAAGTACCTACAATACGTGTGACGTCTGCAAATGTATAACTTGATACAGAGATCGAAACACCAAATAAGTATAATCTAGTAGGAGTAATGTTAGCAACAAAGGCTTGACCAATTGTTTGACCAGTAGATCTTTGTAAAGTTACAGACGAGTAGTCAACGTCTACTGTACCCTGAATTGCAGTAATGTTAACATAAGAACCGTATTCTAACGAAGTAGATTGATTTTCTTGAATTTCTGTAGTAGTAATTGGATCAATAGTAACGTCCTGGTTACCTCTGTTTTCTACTCTATATCCTTTAACGTATGCAGTACCTTTACCTACTAAAACTTTTAGATCTGTGCCTCGTCTTTCTGTAGTAGATTTAAAATCACTGACAACATAATCACCAGATTCTTCATATGTTCTCTTAGCCATTTCTTCGCTAATAGAGTTAAACTGAGTAACATCGCGAATTGTAACCGGAAATCCGTTTTGATAACGAATTAATGTAAAGAAGCCTGAGTCGACGTCTGCAACTGAAGTAGTTTTAACAGTAAGAGTCGGAACCATTTTAAGTCTGTCTGCACCTGGCGCGTTTTCATTGTTAGATCCGTTTGCGTTATCGAACAATGATGGATCTTGCAACGATGAAACTAAACTTTCAACGACTTCGTAACCAGCAGAAAGATCATTAGGCTGATTTGTATACTTAGAAACAATTAAAGTTTGAGCATTAGCAAATAAGAAATGACCCTTTTGAAATACAACACCATCAGCAGCTTGTATACCGTAAGAACTCCCTGTAGCAGGTGTCAAGTTAGTAACGTTAATAGATGCTACATTAAGCGATGTTTCGATTAATAATGAACCGTTATAACGATATTTGTTAATTGTTAGGTTTTCACCGTCAATAAACTGTGAGTTTCCAGCAGTTGTATTAAGATAGTTAATATAGAATGTATTAAGATCTGGAGGACGTGTTTCAAAACCGCGGGATGCCGTAATGATCGATGCCTTTAGACCAGAATTTTCACCAACGATTTCGTATTTTGTATCAACAGAAACAGTTACACCACTAACCAACTCATCTGCTATTCCTCCGATATAACTTTCAGGATCAAACCCAGTTTTATCAGTTAACTTTACGAATTCTAAATCATCAAGAGTAGTAAAGTTACAACCTTTAACAATACTACCTTCTTTATAGATGTTATCTCCAAATTGTTCAACTTGATTTTGAAGTATCGTCTGAAGTTGGGTAAGCTCTCTAGCTTGAACCGCGTACGCAGGCTTAAACAAGATTTTATAAAATTGCTTTTCAAGATTAAAATCATCGAAGTAGGGAGCAATATTTAGATTGGTGTTAATAGGCATCTATTGTTTTCCTTAAAATTCTAATACTAACTTGTATTCTTCTCTAGACATAAACGTTCTAGCAAGAGGAACAAAGTCTTCCATGAAGTATACTTGCCCTGTGCGCTGAATGTAGTCAGACTCTATAATATTATTTGCTGTAGGTGTATTTATGAACATTCTCTGCCCTGTAGAATTCACCAATGCTTTAGTTTGATCTATCGAAACGTCGTTATTAGCAGCATTTTGATAAGGTCCCATATAATTAGATAAGAAAACTGTATTTGAGTTGGCATCGACTTCTTGAATTTTAGCTTTAAAAATAACTTCGTTATCTTCGTTAAATTGTTGAAGTGTATCGCCTGTAGCAGCATATGCTATATCATCAGTTTCTATCTCAATTCTATTATCAAATACATCTGGATATGTTCCGCTTGCAAATGATGGGTTTTTTACGACTGCAATATGAGAATATGTACCAGTTTTTCCGATTTGATTGTTATCTGTTTCTGTAATATAACCATAGAATAATATATGTTTACAATGTAATTCATCTATAAGATTATAACCGTGTCCACCGACAGGAGATAAGACTGGTCTTAAACTTGCTCTAATATCAATAGAGTTAGGATCTTCTGGATCAAAATCAAATATCGGATCTATAATTTTAGCAGTGACGTTTGTATAACCAGTGCCAGCATTCAAAATAAGTAGCGTAGATATATTTCCTTCTATAACATTAGCTACAGCAACAGCACCAGTTCCATCGCCTTCAATAAGGCATGTTGGTGAAATGGTGAAAGTCGCGATATTTGATACTTCGTCACCTAACGGATTGCCTTGTACTTTTGCTTTACCATATCCTGTTCCAGCTTCGAATACATAAGAATTAATCTTGTATAAGAATGATCTACCGTCAGAGTTGGTCAAGTATATAGACATACCATTGTAATAATTTGTTATTTGATTAATACCGTCTGATCTTAAAGTAAGAGTTCCGTCATTACCTGGTGCAGCTGTCAATGTGCCTGATTGAGTTTTATAACCGTTATTATCAATAGGGTTCGATACGAAAATATCAGAAATCTCAGAACCGTAAACTATATTGTTAGCATCAGCATTAGGATCTGGGTTTTGTACAAAATAAGAACCAATTAATGGAACATAACCTATTGCGTTGTACGCTTCGAACTCTGCAGAACTTATAACATATAAGAACTTCCAAACATAACCGTCAGCAGTTCTATAAACTTGGCTAATGTTTTCTGGGTTCCAGTTCGGAGGAGCTGTAGATGCAGAACCGTTATTATTTGATAAGCATTTGAATACTCTATAATCGCCGGTATCATTGTTATTTGGACTTACTATGGCATAAAATCTTTTACCATCCATATCTTCCTGATCATCGTATTGAACATAAACAGCATCTTTTTGCCAATCATAAAACTTAATCATAAATTTTGTATCTGAGCCTAAGACTTTTTTACCAAACAAAGTATTTTCTAATAATTCGTTTGTATAATACTGAGCGTTCACTGCACTTTGCCGTGTTGTTCCACTAGTAATTGAAGATACGAGTACATAATAGTTATTAAGTTGAACGTCATCAAAAAACATTCTAGTTGTATCGTTCTTCATTTTTGAAGTTAATATCTCAGTCATTTCACCTAACCTGCTCTTTTGTAATATTTATAAACATTTCTATTATCCTCTTGCTCTTACACGAGTTCTAGGATAAGTTTTACCTGACGTAGGTCTATTTGCGAAATTTTTCTTAGGAAGCGTTGCTCCTGATAGTGGTCTTTGGTTTATCCATCTTAACATTCTATTTGGAGCACCTTGCAAACTATTTCTATCAGTTGCATCGTCTGTTCCTGTGTCCGCCATTTCACCTGTATTAGCGTTATCAACTATCCAAGCATGAGCTTGAGCTTGAGTTACATTGGGCCAAGCTTCTGCTAGTAATGCAACAACTCCT